GCGATTATGTATGCCCACGCAAGGCTGACATTACAAAGAAGAGAACCGGCGGTGATAAACGCACCGAGTTGATCTTTGACGGCACCGCGATCCATGCGGCCGAGCTGATGTCTGCCAGCCTGCACGGTATGCTGACAAACGCGGCGACTCCGTGGTTTGATCTGCGCTACGAAAACGACGAGCTGAACGGCGACGACGAGGCGAAAGAATGGCTCGAAGGCGCGACCGATGTCATGTATCAGCATTTGGCGCGGTCAAACTTCCAGGAGCAGATCCACGAACTTTACTCGGATCTGGTCACGTTTGGGACAGGCGTGATCTTTATCGAGAACGATGACGATGATGGTTTCCGGTTCAGCACGCGGCACATAGCCGAGGTGTATGTATCGGAAGATGAACAGGGGCGCGTTGATACGGTCTTTAGAAAGTACAAGACCACGGCGCGCGCCGCTGTGCGGCAGTTCGGAGATGCGAAGGTTACACAACGCATTGCGAAATTGAACACTGACGATCCTTACGCAGAGATCGAACTGCTGCACATTGTTATGCCGCGCGAAGATCGTGACCGGCGCAAACGCAACGCGGTCAACAAACCGTTTGCAAGCATTTATCTGGACCCCGGCGAGAAAATGATCATTGGCGAAAGCGGTTACGACGAGTTTCCGTACTGCGTGCCAAGATTTCTAAAGGCATCGTTTGAGATCGGCTACGGTCGCTCGCCAGCAATGACGGCACTGCCCGACACCAAGATGGTTAACAAAATGTCCGAGATCGTCATCAGGGCATCACAGCTGCAGATACATCCGCCTTTGATGGTGCCAGATGATGGTTTCATGTTGCCTGTGCGTACCACGCCCGGCGGTCTGAACTTTTACAGGTCAGGCACAAGAGACCGGATCGAGCCGCTCAACATCGGCGCTAACAATCCGCTGGGTGAGATGCAGCTTGAACAGCGCCGCCAGGCAATCCGCGCGGCGTTCTACGTTGATCAGCTGATACTCGGCACCGGGCCGCAGATGACAGCCACAGAGGTTGTACAAAGAACGGAAGAAAAAATGCGTTTGCTTGGGCCTGTCCTGGGACGCCTGCAGGCCGAGTTGCTGCAGCCGCTGATCGGTCGTTGCTTTGCAATCCTGTCAAGGCAGAAGGCGTTCGCTGCCGCCCCGCCGGTGCTGCGCGACGGTAAAATTAACATTGAATATGTGTCACCGTTGGCGAAGGCACAGCGCACCGGCGACGTGCAGGGTATCCTGCAGATGATCGAGTTCTTGATGCCGCTGATGCAGCTTGATCAAGGCGTGGCCGACTACCTTGATATGGACGGCCTTGCCAAGCACATCATCAAGGTCACTGGGACGCCTGCGACTGTGGTGCGTGGTGAGGGTGAGGTGTCCGGTATCCGCGAGAACCGCGCCGCTGCCATGCAACAAGAACAGGAACTGATGGCCGCACAGCAGGTCGCAACCGCGGCAGGCGAAGCCGCACCGGCACTGCGCGCGGTAGACGAAACAGAAATCGGTCGCGAACTGATTGAAGGCGCCGCATGACGCCGAAAGAACTACGCCAGCTCTACCGCACCGTTCTGATGAGCGAGGACGGCGAGAAGATGCTGGAGGATCTGAGCGCGCGCTTTGGTCTGTGGAAATCGAGCTACACGCCCAACTCGGACGAGACGGCGTTTAGAGAGGGGCAGCGCGATGTGGTGCTGTTTCTTCACAACTTTATCAAGGAACAACAACCGAAGGAGTAAGTACACATGTCTGACGAACAGGTAGCGGAGGTCGCGGAAGCGGAAACCCCGTCTGGAGGAGAAGACTGGAGATCAATGATCTCTGAAGATTTGCGATCCGACGCATCGCTGCAGCATATTGGTTCAATCGATGCGATGGCAAAAAGTTACATCAACGCACAGAAGATGGTCGGCGCTGAAAAGCTGGCGATACCCGGCAGCTGGGCGACCGAGGAAGACTGGGATCTGGTTTACAACAAACTCGGCCGACCGGCAGAGGCTGGAGACTATGATCTCGGCGACATGTCGGGCGATATGGCGGACTGGTTTAGAGAGGCAGCGCATCAGTCAGGACTGTCTGATCGACAGGCGCAAAGACTCGCACAAGCCTACGACGAGTTTGCAGGTCAGGCGACGGTCATGTCTGAGGAAGCGATGGAGACCCACCGCGAGAATATTGAGTCTGAACTGCGGCAGGAATATGGCGGCGAGTTTGATGACAAGATGGTTCGCGCGAATGAGCTGCTTCGAGAGTTTGATGCGCCAGACCTGACAGAGATACAGCTTGCCGATGGCAGCCTGCTTGGTGACAACCCCGAGCTGGTACGGCTCATGGTCAACATCAGCGACTATGTTGCCGAGCAGATTAGTGAGGATGGACTGGCAGGCAGAGACAGCCGCCCCGGTCTGAGCGATGAGGACCTGCAGTCGCGCATGTCAGAGATGACGGCGAAAAACTCGCCGTACTGGGAGCGAATGCACCCCGACCATGATCGTGTGGTCAATGAGGTTTTGAGATTACGGGAGCAGTTACATGGAGAATGATGAGCTGCGCCTTGAATGTTTGCGCCTTGCCGTGGAGTTTGGCAGCGCGCGTACAATAAACGATCCAGTCGCTCTCGCAGAGAGTTATGTGTCGTTTGTAAAACCCGCTGATAAGCCTAAGTCGGCCCAGCGGCGCAAGCCTGTGAGAAAGGCGGACCAGTCGGCCTAACCGACAGTGAGCCGGTCGTCAGACCGATAACCCACGCAAACATTCCAACCACAACTGTAGGAGCATTGAGTTATGTCAACTCAAGTGAATACGGCGTTCGTCAATCAGTTTAGTGCGAACGTCTCTATGCTCTCGCAGCAGATGGGAAGTCTGTTGCGAGGTGCCGTTGACGTCGAAAGCGTTACCGGCGAAAAGGCTTTTGAATAAAGAGCCACCGCCCAGTAATGGGCGCGTGCAAACTAGGTGAATTGCTGGGAAACCTAAGTCCGCAAGGATATGGCAATCAGCAGGGAAGCCGCGCAAGCGGAACCTTCAACGACTATCCCTTCGGGGAGTAGGGCCAAGTGGTCCGAAGCGCCTAGCCCCTAGTTTCTAGGGTGATGATATAGTCTCGTCCCTGTCCGAAAGGCAGGGGAGCTGCTTCGTGCAGCCGGTCTAGTCTTACGAACTAGATTGAAGAAATCGTTTTCGATCAAATCGGAGAAGCAGCTGCGGTTGCGCGCACGTCGAGGCACGGGGATACACCCTTAGTCGAGACACCGCACAGCCGGAGGATGGTATCCCTCACTTCGTATGAGTGGGCCGACCTCAATGGGGTCGTAACTGGGTGAACTGCTGGAAAGCTAAGTCCGCAAGGATATGCCAATCAGCAGCCAAGCTCGAAAGAGAAGGTTCAGAGACTATCCGCAAGGAGTACACCGCAAGCGCGGTGGAAGCGCCCAGCCCCCGCAAGGGGTGATGATATAGTCCGATCCTGCGCGAAAGCGTAGGCAGCGAAAGCGGGTCGAGGTTAGCGCCCCCGACTGAACTTATACATTGACGATGCTGACAAGGTCCGCATGCTTATTGATCCAACCTCGACTTACGCCCAGGCAGCGGCCGCGGCAATGGGTCGTGCGATTGATGATGAGATCATCGCCGCTGCCACTGGCACGGCAAAGACCGGCAAGTCGGGCAGCACGTCCACTTCTCTCCCGGCAGGGCAGCAAATCGCTGCCGGTTCAGCAGACCTCACGTTAGCGAAATTGCTGAGCGCTAAGGAGATCATGGACTCCGCTGACATCGATCCGAGCATCCCGCGTCACATCGTGTGCGCCCCGGCGCAGATCAGCAGCTTGCTGAACACGACTGAGGTAAAATCGAGCGATTTCAATACGGTGCGTGCCTTAGCTCGCGGCGAGCTGGATTCGTATCTGGGATTCTCGTTCCATGTTTCGAACAGGCTTACGGTTGCCTCTAACATCCGCACCTGTTTCGCATGGGCGCAGGATGGTCTGATGCTTGCCGTTGGCAAGGATCAAATGTCACGCATCGAGGAACGGGCCGACAAATCCTACTCTACTCAGGTGTACTACTGCCAGACTGTTGGCAGCACCCGGATGGAAGAGGAAAAGGTCGTCCAAATCCTCTGTGATGAATCTGCATAAGGAGGACTGAAGAATGGCTACCGTTTATTCTAACGTCCGCACTGACCTGACGCAGGACGATCCTTCCGAG